TATACCACGTAATCATTCCAATTCATAACCAATCCTCATTGTAATACATTTAATACACAACCCTCAAGTTCTCAATGCAAGCTAGCCTAGACCTATTCCAAACTAACTTAACCTTGAGGGCAGTGTAACCCTTAGTACCTATTAAAAAGGTATATCTTCTGCTACTGCTTCTTTAGCTTGTGGCACAGAACCAGATGATGCACCTTGACTTTCTCCAGTATAAAACACTCTTGTATTACCTAGTATAACGCCCCTTACACCAGACTCACGTTCTTCTTGAGTAGTAGATTGGGTAATCATACCATTGTTGTCGTACTGGTCTTTCTCATCTAAATTAACAAAAGTAGTGATGTTGAGGTATGTACCTTTCTCACCCTTAATTAATTTAGCCTTATCAATCTTACTTACATCTATACTTGCTGAAATTCCTACTGTTGCCATTAGTTATTCTCCTTAATAAATTTAACTGAATCCTCAACTTCTGTTACAAAGTCTTGGACATCTTTTTCTAGACGAGTGATTAAGTCGTCATCTCTCTCTACTCTAACTATGAGCATTTTTTGTTCTCCATGAAAATGAGGGTGATAACATACAAAGTCACACCACTCTCTTTCGGGCATACAAGCCATTTGCCATTGCATTTGATGTACCCATTTACTTGGAATCTTTCTTGTCATTAAAATTTCTGTGTGCGTTGTAGGTGTTGGACACTTAATCTCAATTAGACCGTTTAAACCAACTAATCCATCAGGGCTAGCACCAGACATATTAACTGTTGGGTGGTCAATAAAACCTATCTCGGTCACATCTACACCCTTTAATAACTCTTTCTTATCTATATACAAGTCCCTTGCCTCATCCTCGTGTTCAGTCCCCCACCGCATTGCATCATTAACAAATACAGGTACATTTTTGTTAGTTAACAATTCAGTAATAAGTTGAATACGATACTTACGCTTGTAAGTAGACTCGCCATTTTTTACCTTAACAATAACATTGTCTATGTTAGAGGCAGTTACTTTGCCTAGCCTTGCCTGAAACCACTCTTCGCTACGCTGTTCCATTGCTTTTCTCCAATGATTTCTTTAATCTTTCTTGTCGCATAACTTCTCTTTCATGCTCTTTTATAAGGTCTGATGCTATTAAAATTCCTTGATACACACCTATATTAAAAGACTTATCTTTATCATGTGGTTTGGCTAAAAAATCCATGTATATATTCTCTCTAACATATTCAACAATTTCGTTAGTTGCTGAATCCTCTAAACTCTTTATTAAGTCTTTCGTATTAATGTCCATCTTTTTCCTCCTTTATTTTCTTAATAAAAGGCGTAACTAACTTCCTGTCAGCTCCATCTAGCGTATTAAAATACTTTCTAGCCTCATCTATACCTTGCTCATTAAAGATGTTAGTAATGCGTTCTAGCACATCACCTTCAGGTAAGTCTTCACCCTGATAAATATATAAACCAATTCCATAAAGAGCTATGGCTTTTGCTAAACATCTTTGCATAGCCGTATTTAACTGCATAGTGTTGGGATTTTTAATTGCTTGGTTCTTAAAATCTAATACAGGTAATTGTGCGGTCATCTCTTTACCAAATGCTTTAACTGTGCAGAACACCATCATACTGCCATCAGGTAGTGTTAATGGGTCTGAATAAGCCCATGTAGATGACTCATCATGCTGTAGTAATGTATCCACCGCCCAAGCCCATGAAAGGTACGAAAATTGCCCTTTCTTTTCTACATACTTACTAACATCTAACAGTCTTAATTTTTTAAAAAATCCTACAACAATGTCAATAGAATTACTAATTACTTCTTTTATAGTCATTTTGATTCCCCGTATATTTCATTAAATTTTTGTATTTCAGCGAATAGATTAAACTCACCCCTTACTGCTTTAGTTAATGCTTGCAGTTGTGTGCGTTTTTCTTCTCTTTCTATCTCTGAATATAGTTCGTGTAGTTGCTCTTGTTGCTCTAGGTCTGCTTGATTAGCGTCAAGTATGTATTGGTTTGTTTTCATTGTATTTTCCTTCTTCTTAAAGGTTAATTAATATTACAGCTTTACTATACCAGTTCAATTTTATTTGTCAAACTTTTTATTTACTTCGTCCCAGTCCTTTGTTTTAAAGACTAGCCCATCTTTATTTGTTGCCTTATAGCTCACCTTTCCAAATAGTTTGGTTAGGTCTTTAATAAACTCGTTCACGCTCATAATGGTCGCTCCTTGTAAGTTAATGTTTTAATGTCAAACCAAAAACCAAACGTGCCTTCATAGGTATGGTTACGTTGTTTCTGTACTAACAGCAATGCCGTTGGTTCAGTCTTGCGGTCTTCAGGTAGGTCGCCTGTGCTGTTTAAACGCTCATGCTCCCTGTTACGCCATACACATAGAATGTTATCCACTAGGTTTCTAATGTGGCTAGAGCCTAGAATGTGGGTAGCGTCTGGTATGGTAGACTCATCCATTTTCTTGGTATGAGCTACTAGAAAGATATGTATGTTTAAATCTCTAGCAATGCAACTCAACTTATTAACAAACTGTTTTTGAGCTCCATAGTCTTCCTCTGATACAGAATCCACCTTCATTAAGCTATCTATCACCATGACGTCACACCCCAATACGTGCTTTCCATAAAAAATAGATGCGTATAAATCATTTTCGCTAGTCGTACTCTGTTGGTCATAGATGTATAGTCTGTCCTTATACTCATCACAAAACTCGCGTATGTATTGGTCAGTAGGGTCTGTCATACCCTTCTGCTGTATCATCCTAGCAATTTGTAATACGGGTCGCATTTCCATACTAGCTACTAGCACCTTTGTATAGTTCATCAGGTGTAATAAAATCTGCGATAGAATCATACTTTTACCGCTACCACTAGAGCCTGTTATGCAAGTGACTTCACCCTTCCTTACTAAAAAGTCAGGGTCAGTCTTCCTCCACCCCATAGAGTAACCGCTATTTTTTTCCTCGTTATAATACTTGATTACGTCATCATAAAGATTGTCAGTAGACTTAATCTTAAAGTCTTCAGTCGTTTCGTAATAGCCTTCGGCAACTACTTGTTCCTTCGTTACTGTTAGCTGTCTTACTACATCACCTGTGTTCATGTTTAAACAACTCCCTTTGGTATTACAGAGCTTTTGCTGTTGGTATCTAGCCAACGCTCTTGGTTTAAAATCGTTTCGGGAGAGGGGTTAAATCCTTCCTTCCACGCCTTACTGTTACTCATACCGCTAGTCCAGTTAATGATGTCAGTAGCTATCTTGTCTAACCTCTTGGCTCTCCACTTCTCCTCACAACCTTTTTTGTTCACCTTCCTTGTGTTGGGTAACATATCCCACCACTTGGAAAAGTGTGCAGAGGGTGCTTTAGTAACAACCGCTTTAGCAGTCATCGTATAAGGTTTATTCTCTTCTCTACTATTCTCTAGTATAGGCGTTGTATATACCTCGTATAGACCTTGTATAGACTCATCCTCTAACCACCCTTGCAATGCGGTTATCAGCTTAACCATTTGCTTTTCATCACGTCTTAATCTAAACGCTATTTCCTCAACGCTTGGCAAGATTCCTTCAGACTCACTTGCTAAACACCATAGCTCAATCAGAGTTACCTTCTCATCAGGCTTTAACCTACTCCACTCTAAATCGTTTAGTAGGTCAGCACCATACAATTTAAACCATGACATCTTCTTCTGATACTTCGGATTCTTGGGCTTATAGTGTTGGTACTTGTCCCAGTTCTTAATCTTCAGCATGATTTTCCTTTTTATGTTTAAACATTATTACTTAACAATTCCTTAATCTCAAACTGTCGCAATTTAGGAATGTTTCCTGTGATAAACCATTTGCTTACCGCTTGCCTACTTATTTTTAGTTGGTCGGCAACCTGTGATTGGTTCTTAAAGTTATCTTTAACAAATTCTAATGTGATATTGTCCATACTTACTCCTTAAATTAATTGAATGTCTATTGTAGTTGCTAGTAAAAATAAGTCAACATTTATTACATCGTTTCCTTCATTTCCTTTGCCTCTTTTTTAGCAAAGTTTACGGAAAACTCTATTAGCTCATCCGCATACTCTTCCTTCGGTGCATAAAAGTACAAAAGATTTAGTATGCTAGATACTAGCCCTGCCATATGGTTATGGTTAGGATTCTTTACCTTCTTTTCTAAAAGTCCTGCAGACTTAACGCCTACTTGGTAGCCTACGTCAAACTCTTTTTCTGTTTTAGTCATGATTATTCCCCTTTACTAATTTAATGTATTCTTCTTGTAAATAATAAATTGCATCCTGTAAACAGTCTAACTTTATTATTCGTGAATCTATATCATGGTAAGCCGATAGAAATTTAGGCTTTACTTGCTCAATACCTTCGTAATAATTTAAAGAAATAAGTTTTTTCATTACTCGTCCCCCTCTATTTGTCTTAAAAGAGAATCAGCACATTCCATTCGCCCTAAATGAATATCATATGAGTCATCACTCGTTTCTTCTGTACCATTCACAACAGGCTCGTTGTGCTTTATTTCTTCAATTAACCATTGCTTTATTTGTTCTACTGTTTTAATTTTCATTACGCGTCCTCCTCGTAGTCGCCTATATAGTATAAGCCGTTGTCATAACGATACTGTGCGTCCTCCCTTGCCAGTATCCATGCCTCTTCACTTGAGTGTCCATCGTTAGTAAACATCTCATGAGCCTCGTTAGCAAGGCTCTCTAATAGTTCCTCTTTGTCAATTACTGTACTCATTACGCTACCTCCCAGTCATCAAAGTTTGGTTCATCGTTAGGATTGTTATCTTCCTTCTCTTGTCTGGCTGATTCAATTTCATCTTCATCGCCGTTTAAATCTCCGTATTCTTTCATTACGCCTCCTCCACTTCTTCGTCATAAAACTCAATATGCAAGTAATCGTTCATGTCTTTCGGTTTAAAGTGTTTTATTGAGCCATCCCTGTTTAAGACCTCTTCGCCTGTAGCGGTGTCTACCTTAACGATAATTACCTCTTTTACTACATACTCGTACTCTTTATCGCAGTTCATTATTTACCCTCCCATTTGTTTATAAATCTTTTTAGTTGTTTAACAGTCTGTCTGTAATCTTTATAGCTTGGGTCTGCATGAGCCCATTCTGACTCTACCATCAATCTATATTTAGCCTCTTTTACTAAATAATTGTTAGTGTATTCAGGGTGCTGATTAACTGCTTGAAATCTGCAACCTAGCTTTTCTGCTAAATCTCCAATTTTTAAATGATTTACGTCTATGTCATGGTCAGCTAATTGAAAACACATCTCATCAATTTTTAATACATCATTTACTATTGGTCTTAATTTTTTTGTTGTCATGTTTTTCTCCTTTTTGTTAATGACAACCCATTATGACATATTGCTAAACAATGTCAACTTTTTTTTCTTATCACACAAGGTGTTTTAATAATTTTTACTTATTAGGCTGAAACGCACTGATAGCAAGGGTTTCAAAGCGTCTTGCACAATTGCTCTGTATGAGGTTTTTTGTCAACCTTGCTTATGGTAGTATCAAAAAGTGTAAAAGTACGTTGACGGCTCTAGAAATGCCCTTTATGGCGATTTAGTTTTTTTGCTTATTTTTTCATCACTTGTTAAGTCATAAGTTTTTTTTATTAAAGATAGTTTTTTGATAAGTTTTATTTATTTTATTTTTTTTATTACGAATAGTTTTTTGATAAGTTTTTCTTATTGATTATTTTTTAAGCACCTGTGGATAGTTTTATTTTTTTTATCCACAAGTTATCCACAATTAAAAAGATTATTTTTTTCTTGTATTTTTTCTTTTTTTATGTAAATATAGTTTTACATTAATTTTAAAAGGAATTTTTTTATGAATATTAAATTTAAAAATAAGAATACAGAATTAAAAATGAATAATATTTTATATTGCATTTCACAAGCGAATGAACAGTTAAATAAAAACTTTTCATATGATGATAGAGATGTAAACGCGTTATCATCAGTTTTTAATATACCAAAATCGGACGTGAAAAAAATATATGATAATTTTTTTACATTAATTAATAACTAATAAGGAATTTTTTATGTTAAATAAATGGGATAGTTTTATTATTACTAAAAGAAAAAAAAGAAACTGCTGTATTTTATTTTTTTTATTAGGTATTATTTTTTCTAATATAGTTTTTTTAGTTTTTTAGTTTTTTTTAAAAATTATTAGTTTTTTTCCTTTTTAAAGCTGATAATTTTATAAGGGAGTTTAAACGCTCCCTTTTTTTTATCTATTT